GCTGACAGATGCTCATTGATTTCATCAGCCAGCTCGATACTGTGGAGTTCACACACCAGGTACCAGATTGCCTTCTGTAGGTCATCGGACTTTTCTTCGCCGAGTTTTGAACCAGCGCGAAGAAGGTATTTGAGAGCATTGCCACGCTTGAAGTCAAGACCATAGGCGTCAATGATCTCGATTGGCTGAATCGGTTGTTTGCGGTAATGTGTCGGAACCTGCTTGGACATGCAGGGATTGTAAGGGGTAAAAATGAATCGTGTATCACAGGCCGTGACATTTTTGTCATGGCTGTTCGAGCCATATCCTGATGGCTTCGTCGAGATTCGATGTCTGAATCAAGGACGAAATCAGATGCGCTTCTACGAGCTTCCACGAACAGTCGACGACTGGACTGGCATCGGTGAAGCGTGTGTGCAATGGAGCGACGAAGGAAATGACGTGTACGTCGGTGTGCTTCCACGCTGGCGCAAAGGAGGCAGGGACACAGATGTTCATACTGCTGCTGTGGTTTGGTGCGACATCGATGACCTTACTGGTCTGGATGAGACTGCAACGCTTGATAAAGTTACAGTCGCGGTACGCTCGGGGAAGGGTCTCCACTGCTACAGACGACTCAAAGTGGCTGGCATTGGGACTAAGCCAGCAGAACAGCGCGAGTTCGTGCAGCTGCTTGAACGATGGATGCTCTCACTCAGTTCGGCAGCAGACATCAAGTGTAAAAACCCGTCGCGAATATTACGAGTTCCTGGAACTCTAAACCATAAAAACCGAGAACTTCCTAAACTCGTCGAACTCGCGAAATATCCGCCAGAAGCCTCCAGAATCGTCAAAGAGACACAAACCACTCATCCATGGGGTGATGAGTGGTCGCGTCTACTTATTGCTGCCAAAGCGGGAGACCTTCCAAAGCGCGAACGTGGCAACTGGAATCTCGGCAAGTATAAACACGGAGACTACCTGCTCTATTGCTTTAACCATGCCGTCATCGGTGTTGAGCAGATGCGAGTCATGGGAATGGTTGACCATGCTCGGGAGGTCAGTGTATTGTTGATGACTGCGCTGGACACGCAGGACTTTTCGGAATAGAGGATTAGATGGAAGAACTTTCACTAGACGATCTCCGGCTCATGGTTGCCGGAGACATGGCGACGCACGCTCGCGTTGTAGCTCACGGTGAGCATCACTGGGACCGACTGTTCCAGCCGCATCCAGCGAGTGGTGGACCATTCGGCGGACGAAACAATGCGCTGGTCACATTGCTTGGATTCCTCCGGGCGAAGCGCTTTACGATTGACCAGGCGAACGTATTCAGCACATGGTGGTCTGACACTTACTGCGAACCAGCACTCGAACATGAGACCATCCTCGAGACCACTGGACGTTTCTGGGTTCAATGGGCGCAGGGTAATGTTCCGGATGACCTGCCGGGCGGTGAGACCATCGCACCGTGGGAGGTGTGGGACTGGACTCGGATGGAGACCGAAGAAGCGAAACTCGGAGCGCAGTCCTGGCTGATTCCAAACATCCTGTCGACTGGTGGTCTGCATTATTTGTCGAGTCCTCCGGGCAGTGGAAAAACTTGGGTGATGTGCGATCTCATTCGTGCAGCTGTCTTCGGTGACAAATGGCTGAACGAGTTTGACATTCCGCAGACGAAGGTGTTGTACATCGATGAGGAGATGGGCGTCCAGAAGGTCCTACAGCGCCTCAGGAAGCTCGGAATGCGTTCGGCTGAAGGAATGGGCTACCTGAACCGAGTCGGCATCAGATTCGACAATCTGCTCGATGTCGAACGCATTGTGAAACACTGTCAGGCAAACGACATCGGGTTGGTCATGATTGACTCGCTGGTGCGCGTCCATGGTCTGGACGAGAATGACAACAGCCAGATGAGGAAGTTGTATGACTCGTTTAAGAAACTATTGGACGTCGGCATCACTGTGCTCATCGCACACCATAACCGCAAAGGTGGCACCGATGGAACAGTCAAACACGAAGGCATGCGAGGCGCTGCGGAGATTGTTGCAGCTGCTGACATGGCGTACAGCGTCGAGAAACAGTCGAATGGCCTGTATCGGATGTACGTTACGAAGGGGCGCCTAATCAGCGACGAGGACGCCATCGATGTCACGTTCGAGATCCGCGACGAGGAAGGTCTCACGAAGGTCAGGACGCTCGATGCTGGTGCACGCTCCGAAGCCATCACACAAGAGATTCGCTCGAAGCTCATCGAACTGATCAGCGACTCTCCTGGTATTTCTCAGGCACGTCTGGCGGAGTTATGTGGCGGTCGGAAGTCGGTCGTGGCTGCCACACTAGCGGACCTCGAAGCGAGTCGAATTGTGATGTTTGACAAGGGTCCACGAAACGCAAAACTGTACCGTCCGACGGGTCTTTTGTAAGCGTTTGACCTGTTCCCGCGACCTGTTCCCGACCTGTTCCGCCTTTAAGATAATAAAACGGGAACAGGTCAGGAAAATCCCCCCTTTGGAAACCCCCCTGCCAGCATGTTTTGACGCGTGCTGGCTTAGGGGTATAAGTCGAAACTGTTCCTGCGGGCCGGGCGCTTACGCTGGCCCACGGAACAGCATCGACAGTTTATTTGACAAGTGGTTCGATGTTTGGTAATGTCAACCGTGACGGTGCTGGTGGAATAACTTACTGGATTGGTGATTGATCCAGCACTGTCATCAACTGAGTGGTCTTATGACCAAAGGAGTATCGAGATATGGGTTTTTTTTCAAGCGCGTCATTCACTGACGGCTCCTCACAGTTTGAAGCAGCACCAGCAGGTGCATACGTCTGCCGTTTGGCAAACCTCGAGTCGGTCGACCGTCCTTCGTACGATGACCCGAACGTAATGACCCCGAACTTCAAGTTCACGTTCGAAACGACTGAGTATGGCGACAGCAACGGCAACGCCTACCGCTTCTTCAAGTACACCCGTCAGGGATACGGCAACGATCGCCAGGCACTCACGGTGCTTCTCGACGGTATGCTCGGACGCCGCCTGACACAGGCTGAGTTTCACCAGCTCGACGTTGACGACCTGCTCGCGAAGCAGTGGATGGTCACAGTCGACTCAAAACTCAACACACGCGGCAACATGACGAACGCCATCGTGTCGGTCGCTCCAGTGAGTGCAAAGAAGAAACTCACGAAGATCGCACAGCCGACCATCAAGACCGACGACATCGAAGACCCCTTCGGTGAAGACGCCAGCGAGTAACTTCTGCGCTTTCACACTCGCTGTCGCACCAGGTACATTCCCGCCGAATGTGCCTGGTGTTTTACTTCCGGGGGAGGGGAAATCATGTACAAAAAGGAACAGAAGGCAAAGATGCTCGCGAAGGTCATCGCATTGATGGCTGAAGGAAACAGCATCAGCAAATCAGCAGCTCAAATCGGAATGCCACGGGCCATCATTTCAAAGTGGCTGAACGAAGCAGGTCACGGTGGCGAATCGACACCAAAAGACATCGTGCACACGCTCGACCAGAAGAGAGACATCGTTGCCAAAGTCGCAGACATGGTCGTCCAAGGGATTGACCGTCGCGAGGCCGTCCAGTCGCACGGTATCGACACACGACGCTTCAACAAGTGGTTGTCCACTGAGCCATCACTCCGCGTCGATTATTTCATGATCTGTGGAAAAGGTGTCAACGTCGGTTATACGCGTAAGACATTCGACACCATCATGGATTCCATTCGGGCTGGTGCAGCTGTGCAGCGCGATGGAGCACGCTGGAAACTCAGACTCGTCGAAGGTGCGCTCATGCGTTATGAGCTCACAGGTAGTGGACAGTGGATCTCGAAGGGATTTGCGACTCTCTCAGGAACCGATGTCCTGGCGCGAGACTGGACGGTGATCGAATGAAGTTTGAACACGTAATGTGGGAACTCATGCATGGAAAACGCATCAGACGCACATCATGGCCGAACGACGTCTACGTACGTTACAGCGATCCATATAGGACGTTCTTTCAACACACTTTTGATGAGATGGTTAAACTTGAAGGAATCACACTCAACAAGGAGTGGATGATGGCGGAAGATTGGACGGTTATCATATGAAGTTTGCAGAAGTAATACAACACTTGATGAATGGTAAACCAATCACTCGAGCATGTTTTGACCACGACGTCCACATTCGCTATGTCGACCTCTATGAGGCATTCGTGATGCACACGTCAGACACTGAGTCAAAGACTCTACAGGGACTCACACTCGATCCAGAATCGCTGTTCGCAGATGATTGGATGTGGGGCGAGTTTCATCCGGTCAAGGACGAAATCAAGTGGACACAGACAAAATCATAACGTCCATAATGGCGAAGCCATGGGCGAACACTTACTCGCTTCTCAAGGCGATAGGCGCCTCTAGCGCTGTCATCGATGAGACATGGCGAGACTATCGACGTAAGTACATGCGCTCTCAGCGATGGCAGGACATTCGGACCAAAGCGCTCGAGCGTTCAGGTCGAGCGTGTGAGCAGTGTGGCAAGCTTCAGGAGGATGGATACAAGCTCGATGTCCATCACCTGACGTACATCCGATTGGGTGGCGAACAGATGGAAGACGTGCAAGTCCTGTGCTACTTGTGTCATGGACAGATGCACTATCGACGCAGAGTTCGCCAGGAAGAGGCAGAATAGAATCATGGCACGGGGTAACACAACAGATCCAGAGATTCTCGCACAGGTTGAGTCGGCTTTGATTGCTGGTCAAAGTCCTTCGGTCATTGCACGGTCGTGTGGGTTGCCACGCACGACCATCATCTCGATTCGTGACAGAATGAAGGCACCTGTCGAAGGCAGTCGACACGACATCACCTCGACGATTCTTCCAACAAAGTCTCTCGATGACTTATTGACGTCCGTCCTAGAGGACAGCCTGAAGGCGCTACAGGCGATAGCACGAACAGCGCAAAGTGAGAGATACATCAATGGCCAATCAGCTGCCCAAATTGCAGCTCTCCATGAGCGCATTGCGAACTTCTCGGTTCAACTTCTCACCGCAGCTGCCGAACCTCCGGACAGTAACTAGCGCACAGACTGCGGTCTGTTATCTCGACTATCTTCGCGACACGCTCCCGAATGGATGGTCGTACACTGCTCGGCATCTCATCGCTATCGCTTCGCACCTTGACGCGGTCGAGCGCGGTGAGATTGACAGACTCGCGATTCACATGCCACCGCGTCACGGGAAGACTGAAACAGTAACCGTGCGCTATGGCGCCTATTGCATCGAGCGAGACCCCTTCGCGAACGTCCTGGTCACTGCTTACAATGAGCGCATCGCGAGACGCTTCAGCAGGAAGTCCAGACAGATTGTTTCGTCCAGGACTAAACTCTCGAAGGACAACACCGCACAGGACGAGTGGTCAATGCCAGAAGGTGGAACCTTCATGGCGCGTGGTGTTGGCTCTCCTCCGACTGGTGTGGGCTTCAGACGCATTATCATCGATGACCCGATTCGAAGTCGCGAGGATGCCGAATCCGCGCTGTTCCGCGACAAAGCGTGGGACTGGTACACGGATGACCTCTACACTCGTCTAGAACCGAAGGGCGCTCTCATTATCGTCTCAACACGCTGGCATCACGACGACATTACCAGCCGTGCGATCTCATCGGAACCGCATCGATGGACGGTCCTGAATCTGCCGGCAATTGCGGAGGAATCTGACCAGATCGGTCGAATGCCAGGTGAAGCTCTATGGCCTGAACGATACGACACGAAGGAACTCGGACGCATCAAGGAGGTCATGGTCGCAAACTCCGGAGACTACGGGTGGAGTGCTTTGTACCAGCAACGACCGACACCGCGCGAGGGGAGTTTCTTCCGCACTGAACGCATTACCATCGAAGCGTCTACACCAAACTGTCAGAAGATGTCACGCGCCTGGGACCTCGCAGCCACCGCCGGGAGCGGAGACTTCACGGTCGGTGTGAAAATGGGTCGCGATGCTGATGGTCGTATCTGGATTCTCGATGTTGTTCGGGGGCAGTTCGAGACAGATCAGCGAGACAAACTCATCAAACAGACAGCTGCACTTGATGGACGTGGCGTCCGAGTGCGCCTTCCACAGGACCCGGGGCAGGCAGGTAAAAGCCAAGCGATGCACATGCTCAGACTCCTGCACGGAAGCGCGGTGAACATCCTGCCTGTCACTGGTGCGAAAGATGTTCGCGCTGAGCCATTCGCCTCACAGGTCGCTGGTGGCAACGTGTACATGGTCACTGCCGACTGGAACAGTACACTGTTGGATGAGCTTCGCGTGTTTCCCCTGGGGAAGAATGACGACATCGTCGACGCGCTCACCGATGCATACGACGAGCTGGTCGGTCGTGGCGGTGGCTGGGGTGCAGTTTAGGACATGATAGGAACACAATAGACACATGGGACTCTTTGATCGCCTGCGAGGCAAAGCAACTGCCGCACCATCCGCACTCCTTCCGCCTCCGCTGATTCAGCGCCAGACGTCCTACTTCACTGGCACTGGAAACGGAGACTTCTGGTCCCTGCTAACGCGTAACCTTCCAGGCTCGAGTTTCAACTGGCGCAACCAGGCTGGCGACCTGATGTTGAACAGTATCGTCGCGATTGGTATGGACTGGTACATTCGGAACTGGAGTCAAGGTGTTCCAACGGTCCGCAGACCGATGCCAGACGGACAGGTCGAGACAGTCGCAGACCATCCGATTCTCCAACTACTGGCGCAACCGACACCGAATGTTCCACCTTCGCTCGTCTGGTCGTGGATTCTGCCCGATTACCAGCTTCTCGGAAATGCCTATTTTAGGAAGGTCCGCGTGTCTGGTCGTGTCGTTGGTTTGCAATACCTCGCCGCCGACATGATGCGTCCTGTCGGGAATAAGGTGAATCCACTCATCAAGTATCAGTACACAGTGGATGGAACTTCGTACGACATCGCGCTCGAGGACCTTATCCACATTCGATATGGTCGAGATCCGCAGGATTCTCGCTTCGGGCGCTCTCCTGTCACGTCCGTGCTTCGCGAGATTGCGACCGACAACGTGGCTGCATCAGCTGCGTTCGGCATGGTACGAAACGGCGGAATGCCTTCCATCATGGTTGGTCCAGATTACAAGGGTGGAGTCGAAGACCTGAGCGAAGACGATGCACGCCAGACGAAGCGGAAACTCCAGCAGGACTTCACCGGAGACAATGCCGGCAGTGTCCTGGTTATGACTGGTCCATTCAAGGTCGAGCAGGTCAGTCACAAACCGAGTGAGATGGCATTCGATGAGATTCGCCGGAAGCCAGAAGAGCGCGTGTGTGCCGCTCTCGGTTTGAATCCGCTCGTTTTACAGCTCGGCAGCGGTCTCGAGCGTGCGACCTATTCTAACCTCGAGCAGGCTACACGCTCGGCATGGACCGACGGAATGATTCCTCTTATGCGTCAGATGGCGGAAGCACTCACCATCGCGCTCCTGCCTGACTACGAAGAAACGCAACCGGGCGATTATCTCG